ACTCCCACTATCCGCTGGACGGTCATAGGTCCAGTTGGCAGAAGACATACTAACAGTAGTGAAATCATTATTATTACCACTAACATCATTACCTAAAGCAGATGAGTCAGCAAAGTCTAACCAGAAAGTATTGGTTGAACTGGCGGTTGCGATAATATCGGTTGGATCTTTAGGTATCCAAACACCATCAGAATTTTCTTCACCAAAGTCCGATGGAACTGCTGCCACTCCATTAAGGAATACAAATTCAGAAAGGTATCCATTAAACCATCTGTTGGATACTCTTGAGCCTATATAATGTACATTAGCAGTGTTGAAGTCAGTCACACCATCTTGGCCTGGATAGTAGATTGGGCTTCTTAAATCTGTTTGTATCACACCATTTACGGCCATATAGATGCTACTTATATCGGGGGTAGAGGGGGTACTATCATAAGCGATAAATACATGTCGCCATGCGGTTGGATCACGGTAGGCGGCAGTTGTTTTCAAATTAGGCTTATTATCAACAGATGAATTAAAATACAACATGCCATCTGTTGTCATATCATGCTCAATATTGGTTGCTGCTGCTCCTCCACTTGTTGCCGAAAACTGACTGTCCTGACCAGAAGTCCCACCTTCCGCTAACTTTTCCCAAAACGATATAGTAAAAACTTCTTCCGTCCCGGTACTCATGGTGCGAGTCATCTCATCTGCTGCACCATCAAACCATACGGCTCCTTTAGGGACATAAGCAGCATCCCCCGTAGCCGCCCACCATTGTGAACTAGAAAGTACCATTATGCGAAAGCCAACTGCGGTGCGCCTAATTGAATAGAACCCGCCGCCTTTACAAAATATGGGATAATATCTACTGCACTTGCTGCGGTAGAAATAGTCAGGCCAGACCCTCCAGGTGTTTCATAATCAGTTCCCAAGGAAAGCGTTCTGGAACCTGTGCCATCTTGAATAACGACGATAATCCCAGATTGGCCCACTGTTTCCGTAGTAGGATTATCTAATGTAACATTGCCCGTAAAGGTCAGGATGAAATTCTGATAAGCGTTAAAGTCGAGTGTAACACCGCCAGTATTTGTAGTATCCGTTAAGGTTGCCCCAATTGCGGCCTTACCAAATGTAGTCATCTGGTTTTCGTCAATTGACATTGCAGGGGTTGTACCAACCGCTGCACCCAGACCTATCACAAGATCGTCAGCCGAATCATCAAGCCCTATGTAATAGTCTTGTGCATTACCATCGAAGACGATTTTGGCGTCTTCCGTTGCCCCATCACCGATTGTTACGGCATCGTCCGTAATGGAAAGAATATTATTTGTTCCTACGGTAGAGCCTTCTCCAATAATGAGTTTATCGGCACTGTCATCCAAGCCAACATAAAAGTCTTTGGCGTTGCCATCAAAAACAATCTTAGTATCGACTTCAGCACCGTCTCCAATAGTAAGGGCATCATCCGTAATAGAGATAATATTATTGGTTCCTACCGTAGAACCTTCTCCAATAATGAGTTTATCCTCGCTGTCGTCTAAGCCAATATAGAAATCCTTGGCATTACCGTCATAAACCAGCTTAGTGTCTTCTTCCGAAGCATCACCGATTGTTACAGCCGCCGCTGGGAACACCACGGCTTGATTTTCATCGATGGACATTGCCGGGGTTGTGCCAACCACGGATCCAGATCCAATGACAAGATCATCCGCTGAATCGTCTAGACCGATATAGAAGTCCTGTGCGGCCCCATCAAAAACAATCTTGGTGTCTTCTGTCGAAGCGTCACCAATCGTAATTGAATCTGACACGTACAAATTAGCCAGCGCATCAACAACTGCCGCACCACTTCCCGCACCGTCACAATATACTACAGCGGAGGAACCATTAGGTACGGTGATATTGGCACCAGATCCCTGGCTAAGAATAACGCTGTACGGACCACTACCTCCAGAATCCGTGGTAGCGTTTATAAAAACAAAATAAGCCGCCGTAGTATTAGGTGCTATAGTAACCGTATTGTTTGCACCAAGAGCCCCCGTAAACTTAATTACACGATACATCCCATCTTGAACATTTGAGGATCCTGAAGACGGAGATGCCGCTCTTACTGTTAAAGTATGCGTTGTTCCAGAAAGACCTACTGCACTATATGCTGCAATGCGATCTATGATATCCCAGTTGTAATTAGTTGTTGTTCCCCAAGCACCAGATTGGTCACCAGACCCCATTTCTTCGATGCCTAAACTTGTTGTATATGAAGAAGCCATAACCTTTTCCTTATGCTGCTATTTGCGTCCAATTCGGTGTTTGAGAAGTGTCTATACTAACAAACCCTGGTGTTTGACTAGTACCAATCTCTTGCCAAACCATCAACGTTCCAACTGCTGTAGCTGCGGAAACCCCTTCCACCGTAAATTTGATGTTTACCTGTACCGAACCTACACTGGTAGCAGCAGAAACACCAGAAGGCGTGATTAAAACATCCGTTGTCGTAGTCAGAGAACCAACTGCTGTAGCTGCTGAAACTCCTGTAATTGATTGAGTTACAGGTACAACAACGGTTAAAGAGCCTACGCCTGTAGCTGCTGAAACTCCTGTTATACTAATTGTTATAGGAAGACTAACCGTTGCCGTACCTACCGCCGTTGAAGCAGAAACACCCGTAATGGAAACAACTCCAGGACCGTTCCACGGCCCTGAGTTCCAGGTTTCTCTGCCCCAACCATTAAGGGTGGTATTATCGGCCACTAAGAGATCCTTATAGCCGCAGCATCAGCCGTATTTGCAGGCCACTGAATGGTGAAATCACCTGCACTGGAGGATTTAGCCGTCACAAAATCATACATGGCTACGGAAGGATAAGCATCAGCCGTAGTAGTGGAACCCGTGCTTGCGCCGCTCAAGGTGGAATTATAAATCAACGCTCCCATTGCACTGGAAATAGTAGATGTGGACCATGTGGTATCTGCAAAATCGAGAAAAGCCGTTGTCGTTCCACCGCTATTATCACTCATGCCAAGCGTCACACTTCCCAGAGCCGCGCCACCGGCTGAATATGCCGTTCCAGACACTTCGTTGCTTGCGGTATATCCTGTAGTGTCCTGATCTATGGTGGCACTGTCCGTAAACATAGCTACCTTAAACGTGTCAGCAGAAATAGCACTCGAATCTCCTCGACTGTGCGCGGTCCAAAAGTGCATTCCAGCCAATGCTTGTTCTTTAAAACTGCCACAAACAGCAGATGTTCCAATAGCCATTACAGCCTCCTTATAATCTCAGCAATGTCCTCGTGACCTTGCTTTTTCATCAAAGCCCAAATTGTAGTTCGTTCACTTTGCGCCATTCTGTTCATATAAAAAACTAAGATCTCTTTCAACCTATCCTTATACGCTAAAGCCTGTTCTCGTATAACAGGCGGCGCATCTTCCGAAACCAGCATGATCTTATTCAACGCCATTTCCGCCATTTCTTCAGGGGAATGGCCTCTGTTTGTGGACGTAAAAACAGCAACCTCTCCAATCTCAGAATTACCCGAAACATCAAACATTATTGTACAGCCCTACGGACACGATCATAACGATATTGATCCCTTGTTTGTAACCCTTCGCCAAGATTTTTAAGCCACTGAATAGATTCCTGAAATCTATTATTATATAAAGACAAAAGGTCCTGTTCCCCTTTCATAAAGGTATACGCTTCTACCAAAGCCCCATAGAAAAGTGCCAGTTCCGCATTTGTACCAAGCCAACTTGTCCCATCCGCGCTCGTTGTAATAGAAGTCGGCCTGTAAAAATAATGAAGCTCCATAGTGTAATTACTATCCGGCGTAGGTGCCAATAAAAAAGAGGAACTATCCCAATCCGCAAAATATAAAGGTGCTCCAGTAGTAGCCGGATCCGGAGTATAATCCTGTAAAAAAGTAACCTGCTTGTATAATAAAAATTCGTTACTAGAACCATTTACAACACTCAAAGAGTTTTGAGCCAAAAAATCCGTGGGCTTAGACAAAAATTTATTTGAAGAGGAGGCGCTCCCTTGTGAGGATTTACGAAAAACATCTAACTGACATTCCTTCAAAATCCGTTCTTCAGCATTTACAATAAATGTTGGCAATTGCGTAACAAACGTAGTCTCCGCGTTTTGCGTGTAATCCTGGATTGCTGTTTTTAATGTAGTAAAAGTAAAAGCCATGTCACGCACTCACCGTTACAGGTCCAGCAGAAGCCGTTCCACCACCACCATTAACATTACCCGCTGTAGCTGTCCCACTACTCGCAGTAAAAGTGTACCTATCATCATTCACTTTTGTAATAGAAAAGCCTGCCGCTGCCTCAATAGTCGCTGAAAGAAAGCCATCAAAATCTTCTACAGAACGAAACCTAACCGTATCCCCTGTACTTTTTCCATGACCCGGTTGTGTGACGGTTATCACAGCACTGCCACTGGACCCGGATCTAAACGCATCATATTCTAAAAGAACCGTAACAGCGGGCTCCGTTCTATCCGGACGCGGGTTACGAAGAGCCTGGGGGTCTCCCACCACACGAACAGGATTAAGTTGGGGTTGCTTCGATTCCCACTCATTTTTACCCACCAGCATGCCGGTCCATTCTTTCCGCATATCTCTAAGTTTATATGCAGCCCCCGAACGGTCAGATATACCCAACGCATATTTATCTGAAGCATATTTTCCCATAATTACACAGCACTTATAAAGGTATACGTTGGAACTAAATTAATAGAGGGCATGTCGCGATCTTCTTGAGCCGCTCGCAAATACTCTTCTTCATACAACCCTTTGAGAAGTTGAACTTTCTCTGGAGCTTTTTTAAGGGCTAAATAATACGCCAAACCTGCGACTAAACAGGGGTAAAACCGGAACGGCATGTCTACGGTATTTGCTGAAGTATCAGCATCATCCATCCGTACCAAGCGGTCGTAGATCAATTGATCCGTACTATTTTCAGGAGAAGGCCAGACCTTAACAACAGGCGTAATCTGTCTATCCACAAAATATTGAACAGGACGCCCCGTCGTAGTTTTATCCGGAATGCTTAAATAAGTGTCCCGACTAACGGCACTAATAGAAAGGTCCGATCCACTACGTCTAATCACCGCCGATAACGTATCTATTGTAGATTGAACATTTTCCAAGGAAACCACAGAAGATACCGTAGTAGTAGCCCCACTGGTTCCTCCGGTAATGGTTTCCGCTGCGGCGAAAGTACCAGAAGGAACCGTAATGGTCATAGAAGTAGCAGAAGGCTTAGTAATAACAGATGCCGTAGCCGCACTCGTACCACCCGTAATAGTTTCACCTACCGTGAAACTACCACTTGCCGCCACACTCATAGTTATTGTTCCTACAGGATATTCAAGAACCCCAACCACAAGGTTTTGGGTGACCCGCTCAATGGTCCATTGATTAAGACCACGATTAGCCCAATCTGCAAAAAGAAAGTTTAAAGACCTAC